GGCAAAGAGTGTGGACCAACTAAAGAATCATGGATCCGACAGCGGAAACCAAGCTTTTGATGGCCAAGGGTTTTAGCGCCTGGGCAACCTCGGTGAGTGCAGACATCATTGCTTTCGCAGGTGACACGCGAGTGCTCTGGATAATACTGGGCACTCTTTGTGCAGCAGCAGTGACGATCTCAAAGCCACGTTGATCAGCATCAGCAACGGTGCATAATGCGGCGGTGGCAGGACCAACAAATTCCATGTGCTGAACATACTCGACGAGGAACGAAGAACCAGCAACTCCGGTGACGTGTATGACAGTGGTGGGAGAACCGACATAAGTGACAATGCTGTCAGGTTGTGGTAGTCCTAATCCGTCAACGAAACCGTTGTTTTGCTTATTGTCGTTAGAGGAGTATGGGTATGTGTAAGATACGGGGCTGGATGAGGGTGGACCTGTGATGGCGTACGTGTACTGAGACTCGTGCGGCGCAACAGGGAAAACGCACGTGGAGCAAGGTTTGCGACCAACGCCGCAAATCTCCACGTCGGCTTGTGATGAAACAGCAACGATGGTGTTACTGGTTGCCAAAACGTTTTCGTGCGCAGGGGAAGTGTATATGTGATAAACTCCTGATTCGTTCAGAGTAGTACCAGTGTAAGTGATTCGTATGCCGCACGAAACAATGCGACCAGAAACGGCTTGACCGCCATTAATGGCGCCCGTTAACAACTGGCTGGCACTGTACGGAATATTAGGCATAGAAAATCGAGTAACGCCGATAGTAATAGTGTTCGAGGCCGAAAGGGGGGATGCGGAAGTGCCAGTAAAACTTGAAGTTGTGTGGTACCCTACGGGCAAGTCATTACAGAGAGACGGAGAGAAAGAGACGAATGCATGACCCTGGGTGCCAATATTTATATTTTGACGGAGAAATGCGGTAACCTTATGTGAAGGAGGGGATGGGAAAACGGGAAGGCATGCATTACGGACCGATGGGTGAAAAGGGTCGATCAATGCACGTGCATACAATAATGAACATTTCGAAAGTGATAGCGAGGATTGACCCTGAGCGCGTTTTGGACGCGGGCGGGACATGGGCTGCACCACAAGAGTCGATGCGAAAGGATTGGATGCACGAGGAGAGCCTCGTTTCTTTCCCTTGTTTTGTTGTTTGGGTTGCTTTGGATTGCGTTTAAGATTTTTACGAGTGGGTCGATTCATTTTGGGAGCAGAAGGTTCAGTGATTACTGAACTGCACGAGGCAGTGCGTGACATTTCTGCAGTGGGGGGGGTGAGGTGTGTATCCGTAGCGTAGGCCAGTCGATACAAGAATTTTAAACCATCGGGATCCATATTATACGTAACCGACGAAAACTTTGGTTTGT